ACAAGGTTCACGACAAGGTGAAGACAGTGCTGGCGAAGGAGCCCTTCAAAGAGTACAACGTGCGCCACTGCATTATCCCTTTGGATAGTTACAGGGGCCTCAAAACTTTCCGCACGCCATTCGTTTCCCTGTACTTCGACGTGGATAACAAGCACCTCATGGAAGAGGTCGGTTTGATGTCCCAAGAATACACAATCCCCCGCTGGCAGACTGTGTCGGGCTCCCAGTATGCCTACTCCCCCGCGACCGTTGCCGCGTTGCCTGACTCCCGCCTGATTCAGGCGATGACCCGCGTGCTCCTGAACGCGGGCGAAAAAGCGGTGAACCCCCCGATGCTCGCGGTGCAGGAAGCAATACGCTCCGACATCAGCATCTATGCGGGGGGCATCACATGGGTGGACGCGGAATACGATGAACGCTTGGGAGAGGTGCTGCGCCCCCTGACGCAAGACACGCACGCTATCCCCTTGGGGATTGACATGGCGGATCGCCTGCGGGGAATGATTTCCGAGGCATTTTTCCTGAACAAAATTGCGCTCCCACAGCCCGCCGGAGAGATGACCGCGTATGAAGTGGGCCAGCGCGTGCAGGAATATATCCGACAAGCGCTACCCCTGTTCGAGCCGATGGAGATTGATTACAATGGCCCCCTTTGCGACAAGACGTTCGAGATTATGCTGCGCGCGGGAGCCCTTGGGTCCCCACTGGACTTGCCCAAAGAGTTACAGGGCGCGGAGTTAATTTTTCAGTTCGAGAGTCCGCTGCACGACGCCATCGAGCGCGAAAAAGGGCAACGGTTCCTCGAAGCGAAGTCCATGCTCGCGGATGCCGTCGCGCTCGATCCGAACACGGTGGACATTATTGACGCGAGCGCTGCGCTGCGCGATGTGCTGGAAGGCATAGGCGTCCCTGCGAAGTGGACCCGCTCTGAAGAAGTAGCAAAGGGACTTGCCGACAAGCGCGCGCAGCAGCAACAAAACGCGGAGCTCTTACAGCAGCTTCAGCAGAGCGCAGACATCGCTGGCACGCTGGGCACCGCTTCGGCGGGCAACCCCCAGCCTAGCGCAGGGTTTGGGGCAGCATGACCCGCAAGGCGATGCTCGCCCCCGCCGCGTTCGCGCCCCCCGCGTGGGAGCTTCCTGATGCCTCCGCGCTGCAAGCCCTTGTTAGGGGAGACGCCGACTCGGGGCAACAGCAGCGCGCGATGAACTGGATAATCAACAACGCCTGCGGCACCTATGACCTTGATTACCGGCCCGACTCCCGAGAGCACGCCTTTGTATCTGGCAAACGCTTCGTAGGGCTGGAGATAGTCAAGCTGCTGAAAGTAAACACCGGTGCCCTCGCGGGCGCTAAAAAGTAGTTCAACCAAAAGGAGCAAAGCCAAATGAACACTGCCGCCACCCCTGATGCAGGCTCGGCAACACCCGTTACCGATGCACCTGACACCGCTGCACCCGCCGCTGCACCCGCCGCTGCACCCGCCGCTGCACCCGCCGCTGCACCCGCCGCTGCGCCCGCTGATGCACCTGCTGATGCACCTGCTGATGCACCCGCCGCGCCGCGTGACTGGGCGAGCCTCCGCACGGACTACGCGAAGGGCGACGAAAAACTGCTGAAACGCTTGGAGCGTTATTCCTCGGAAGAAGCGGTGATCGACGCGCTCATTGCGGCGCAGAACAAGATTGCCACCGGAGGGCTGAAGGCACCTCTGCCGAAGGACCCCACACCGGAGCAAGTTGCCGATTGGCGCCGCGAGAATGGCATCCCCGAAAAACCCGAGGATTATGAGATCACGCTTCCTGAAGGCCGCACGCTCGGCGAGGCTGACGCCTCTTTCGTGGACGACTTCATCGCCTCCGCAGCACATGCGACGAACATGACCCCCGAGCAAGCATCCGCAGCGGTGGCGTGGTATCAAGACGCGCAGGAACGCGAGCTCGCTGCACGGCATCAGCTGGACGCGGAGATCACGCAGGAAGCCACAGCCACACTGCGCGCGGAGTGGGGCAGCGAGATGCAGTTGAACAAGAACATGATAAGCGGATTGCTTGACGCAGCCCCTGAAGGTGTCAAAGAAGGCATCATCGGTGGCCGCCTTGCGGATGGAACGCCCCTTGTCAGCGACGTGAAGGTGCTGCGCTGGCTGGCGAATATCGCGCGGGAGGTAAACCCTGTCGCCACGGTAGTCCCCGGCAGCAGCGGCAACGCGGCGCAGGCTATTGAGTCCGAGCTCGCGGGCATCCAAAAGCTGATGGGCGATCACAAGTCGGATTACTGGAAAGGCCCGCAGTCGGAAAAGATGCAGTCCCGCTACCGCGAGCTGATTTCCGTGCAGGAAAAGCTGCAACGTCGCTGAAAAAAAGTAGTTGACAAGTCTCTCGGCTTGTAATAGCTTTGTTTGAAATCGTAGCTGGGGTGGCTAAATTGGTTAGCCAGTAAGCCACCCCACCACGTACCCGATTAGTAAGGCCCCATTGGCCGCGTCACCGATCCGAAAGGGCACCCGGCGACAAAAGCAGGATGGATACCCCGAGCTGCGGAAGAACTTTTTCCTCTACAACTTTATGGAGTAAACATCATGGCCGATTCCGCCTTCCAAACGCAGTACCGCCAAGAATTCATTGCGGGCTTCGAGCAACGCCAATCCCTGTTGCGCAACACCGTGGTCACTGAAACCGAAATCAAGGGCAATTCCGCCGTGTTTTTGGTCGCTGACTCCGGTTCCGCCAACGCCGTAACCCGTGGCCTGAACGGCCTGATTCCGGGTCGCGCTGACAACCTGACGCAGAACACCTGCACCCTGACCGAATGGCACGACAAGCCGATCCGCACCAGCTTTAACATCTTTGCGTCGCAAGGTGATGGTCGTCGCATCATGCAAGAAACCTCGATGGCTGTGGTCAATCGCAAGATTGACAGCGACATCCTGACCCAACTGGCTACCGCCACGCAGGACACCGGCGCCGCCGCAGTTGGCTCGCTGGCTTTGGTCATGCACGCAGTTACCATCCTCGGCAACAACTCGGTGCCTCTGGACGGCAACATCTCCGGTGTAATCACCCCGGCCATGTATGCCTACCTGATGCAAACCAAGGAGTTCGCCTCTGTTGACTACGTCAACAACAAGCCTTTTGAAGGCCAGTTGACCATGTTCCGCTGGGCTGGTGTGAACTGGATCGTTCACCCGAACCTGACGGGCAAAGGCACCAACGCCGAGAAGTGCTACATTTACCATAAGAGCGCCATCGGCCACGCGGTCAACACCGGCGGGTTGAGCACCACTGTGGGCTATGACGAAGAAGACGACTACAGCTTCTGCCGTACTTCGGTGTTCATGGGTTCCAAGCTGCTGCAAAACAGCGGTGTGGTAGTCGTTAACCACGACGGCTCGGCATACGCCGCAGCCTAATAGGCTTCCCCTCCTTCGGGAGGGGACCTGACAACTTTTTGAATAAAGGAGAATCACCATGGCTTACTCTACTTCCGCACCCCCGGCGCTCATCGTACAGGCCATCGCTGGCCCGCGCATCTGGCTCCACTCTTCCGCTGACGCTACCGCAGCTGCCGACACGGCTGGATTCATCACTAATGGTGGTGAGCTGGGCATGAAGGTAAACGACATCGTTTACCACAAAGACTCGACCACCGATGCCGCCGCGCTGACTATGCACAAGGTTGTCACGGTCGGTGCTGCCGCACCGGGCGCCGTTAACCTGTCTGATGGCACCGTCGTGGGCAGTGCGATCAACACCGACTAAAGCGTAACGGTTGCAAAATAAGAGGCTTCAGGGTATCCTTGGAGCCTCTTTCTTTTTAACAACCCAAAGGAGCACACCTACATGTCGAAATTGATTCCTGATGGCATCCGCGCAGCGGATTACGTGCGCAACGTACACCGTGTTTCCCCCGCAGCAACAGACACCCTTGAGGATGTCATGCAGCCCGAATACTGGGTGCACGTCGCGCCCAAGCTGCGCGTCGGCGACAAGCTGGAGATATTCCCCGAAGGCGGCGCGTGGTACGCGGAAGCCTTGGTGGTCGCCTGCTCGAACATCCATGTGAAGTTGCACGTCCTGAACAAGGCACAGATCAACGAACCGACCGTCGCAGTGAAGGACGCGCCCAAGGCACCTTTCATTGTGGAATTCAAGGGGCCGCAGCGCAAGTGGTCTGTGATCCGCAGCAAAGACAAGACCTACGTGAAAGAAGGCTTTGATGACCGTGGCACCGCCGAGGCGTGGCTGCGGGACAATGCGAAAGACATGGGGTAAGCTATGGCCGACCAGCTCGCAATATACAACGAAGCACTTGTCGAGCACCTTGGGGAGCGCGAGCTGGCCTCCCTCGCGGAGAATCGTGAACCGCGAAGGGTGCTTGATGCACTGTGGGGTTCCACTACCGGCGCGGGGCATGTGAAGTTTTGCCTCGAACAGGGGAACTGGAAGTTCGCCCAGCGCGGCGCGAGACTTGATTATTCTACAAGTATCACTCCCTCGTTTGGCCTTCGCAGGGTTTTTGAAAAGCCCGTGGACTTTGTTAAGGTGTCCATGCTCTGCACGGATGAATGGTTCAACAGCCCCCTGCTTCAGTACACCGAAGAGGCGGGCTTTTGGTGCGCAGACTACGACCAGATATTTATCAGCTACGTGTCGAACGGGCCGATGTATGGGGGCGACCTTAACTTGTGGCCAGAGAGTTTTGTGAGATATGTGGCCGCGTCCCTTGCGGCGCGCGCAAGCGTCAGGCTAAAGCAAAGCGGCACGGACAAAGAAGCGCTCGACAATATCGCCGCGCGCTTGCTCGTCGCGGCAAAGTCCAAGGACGCCTTGCAGGGGCCGACGAAGTTCTTCCCGCAGGGGGCGTGGGTGCAATCTCGCGGCGGTGCGATTGTGGATCGCGGAAGCAAAGCGAATTTATATGGCTAGGCAAAACGCAGAGATACTGGCTTTCAATCGGGGGATAATCAGCCCCCTCGCCCTCGCGCGCATCGACCTCGAACGCGTGCGACTCATGTTCGAGGAAAGCACGAACTGGCTCCCTCGGGTGCTGGGGCCTATGGGGCTGCGCCCCGGCCTCGGGCTGGTTGAACGCACGGCGGGGGACGCTTACGCGCGCTACCTGCCCTTCATCTTTGCCACAAACGACACAGCGCTTTTGGAATTCACCAGCGGCGCGATGCGCGTGCTTGTGAACGATGCGCTGGTCACCCGCCCCGCTGTTTCCGCGCAAACTGTAAACGGCACTTTCACTTCCGACGTGTTAAACTGGACAAATTACGACGAAGCAGGCGCAGTCTCCGCATGGCGCACGGGGGGTTACCTATCTTTGCAAGGTACGGGCACGCTGGCCGCCGTCAGGGAACAGCTCGTTACTGTTGGCGCCTATAGCGGAGTGGAGCACGCTATACGGGTGTCGATACTGCGAGGTGAGTGCTACATTCGCGTAGGGAGCACGTCGGGCGGAGATGAATACGTGAGTGAGACGTTTCTATACCCCGGGGTGCATTCGCTTGCCTTCACCCCCACAGGCAACTTCTATGTACGGGTGCTAAGCCGCGAGGGGTACCCGACGCTCATCGACTCCATCACGGTCGATTCTGCGGGAGTGTTAAGCCTACCGACCCCTTGGGTGACATCGGGCAATCTCGACGACATGCGCTTCGATCAGTCGGGGGACGTGGTGTTTATCGCCTGCGAGGGGGTCGCGCCGATGAGAGTAGAACGACGTGGCGTCCACTCATGGTCTGTTGCAGAGTTCATCACTGACGACGGGCCTTTCATGGCGATGAACACATCACCTATCACGATGACCGCGAGCGCCCTGACGGGGGAGATTAACCTCACCGCGTCGTCCAGTTACTTCCGCCCGTCAAATGTGGGCTCTTTAATGAAGCTCGCCTCTGTCGGGCAGAACGTGTTTGTGACCGTAACGGCGGAGGATACGTGGTCGGACCCCATTCGGGTGACGGGCGTGGCCGCTGAACGCGCCGTCACGGTAATCCGCACGGGTACGTGGGCCGCAACGGTCACCTTACAGCGCTCCATCGGCGCACCGGGAGACTGGACGGACGTTACGACGTACACCACAAACGCGACGATCAGCTACAACGATACTCTCGACAATCAGATTATTTATTACCGCATTGGTGTAGCAGTAGGCGACTATACCTCGGGCGCCGCGACGCTGCGCATGTCCTACGCTTCGGGTTCTATTTCGGGCTGGCTTCGCGTCGTGGGGTACAGTTCGCCGACGGTGGTTACGGCTGTGGTTACAAAAACCCTTGGCGCTACTGTGGCCACGAGGCTGTGGCAAGAGGGGCGCTGGTCCCCCCGAAGGGGCTATCCCTCCGTTGTGGCGCTGCATGAGGGGCGCCTGTGGTTCGCGGGGAAGGATCAGGTGGACGCGTCTATATCCGACGCGTACACCAGCTTTGATGAGGACTTTGAAGGCGATGCAGGCCCAATCTCCCGCAGCATCGGAACGGGGCCAGTTGACAAGATAAGTTGGATGGAAGCCGGTTCAAAGTTGCTGCTCGGGGGGCAGGGCGCCGAGTGGGCCGCGCGTTCCTCTTCTTTTGAGGAGCCGATGACGCCGAGCAACTTCAACTTGCGGCCAGTGTCCACGCGGGGCAGCGCGGCCACCGATGCCGCGTCGGTGGACCGCGAGGTGTTTTTTGTAGATCGCTCTGGGTCGCGCGTTGTCTCGCTCGTTGAGGATGTACAGGGGCGCTACGCCCCTACGGATGTATCCACTATTTCCCCCGAAGTTACGCAGCCAAGTGTGCTCCGCGTTGCGGTTCAAAGACAGCCAGACACGCGGGTGCATTTCGTGCTGTCCGACGGGACGGTAGCCGTGTTTATCTTGGACAGCATTGAAGAAGTTCGATGCTGGGTTAAATTTGAGACCGTTGGCGCGGTGGAGGACGTGGTTGTGCTGCCCGGTGCGCTGGAGGATCAGGTGTACTACGTGGTGCGCCGCACGATCAATGGTAGCACCCTTCGCACTCTGGAAAAGTTCGCTAGGTTCGACGAATGCGTGGGGGGCCCAATCACCAAGCACGCCGACGGGTTCGTTGTGTACGACGGCGCGCCTACCACGACGATAAGCGGCCTCGGGCACCTTGAAGGCGAGACCGTGGTTTGCTGGGCGGACGGCGCGGACGTTGGCACGTACACCGTAGCCTCGGGGGCTATCACGCTCCCCACTGCGGTAAGTAAAGCGGTTGCTGGGCTTCACTATCGCGCAAGATCGCGCAGCACCAAGTTGGCCTACGCTGCGCAAGGTGGCTCCGCGCTTACGCAGATACGGCGCGTGGATCACCTCGGGATTGTTATGGCGAACGCGCATGCGCAGGGGCTGAAATATGGCGCGGACTTCGAGCACATGGATGACCTCCCGCTCATGGAAAAGGGCGCGCTTGTGGACCCCACTTCCATCTGGACGGCCTACGATGCGCATTCACTTGAGCTGAACGGGGTGTATGACACCGACGCGCGGCTATGCCTTGAAGCGAACGCCCCGAGACCGTGCACCCTGCTTGGGCTGGTGATGTCTATAACGACGCACGAAAAGCTATGACGGGGATGACTATCCGACCGGCGACGCAAAAGGACGTGGATAAGTGGTACGGCGCTCGCCCCCTCTTCGGCTTGCGAGCCCTCGTCGCCGAACTGGACGGCGTGGTGGTGGCGCTTTCCGGCGTGTACCGCAGCGGAGATAACTACGTCGCAGTGTGCGGCTCGACACCTGAAATGCGCCGCAGAAAGAGGGATGTGATAGCCCTGATCGAAAAAAGCAAAAAACTCTTCAAGCGTTATCCCTTTGTGTTAGCATTCCGAAGCGAGGAAGAGCCCACTTCGGAAAGTCTATTACGACACATCGGCTTTAGCCGTGTGGGCCGAACCCCTTCAGGAGACTTGTACGTATGGGCTACGAAACGCTAATTGACATCGGAAAGGTTGTGCTCCCACTGCTGACAGCGGGCGGGCAGAACAAGGCGGGCCAAGGGCAGCAGCAAGCGAACAGCTTCGCCGCGCAGCAACTACGCTACAACGCGGGGCAGGAAAACGCTGTCGCGCAGTTCAGCGCCGAAGAAAAGCGACGGCAGACGCGGTTGCTCATGTCCCGTGCGCTGGCCGTTGCCGCCGCCGGTGGGGGAAGCGCATCCGATCCCACTGTGCTGAACCTGATGGCGGGCATCGAAACGGAAGGCCGCATCGCGGCCATGTCGGACCTGTATGAAGGGGCGGCGCGTGCGCGCGGGCTCAACCTCGAAGCCGATACAAAGGATTACGAAGGCCGCGTTGCCTCAAAAGCCGCGCGGCTGAAGGCATCTTCTACGCTGCTCACCGGCGCAAAGGGCATATTCGACGCCCTAGACTTCGGGTCGCTTGGGGGTACAACTAAAACTAAAACTAAAGCAAACAAGCTGTCCGCTGATGATTTTGTTAAGTCAGCTACTAAAGTTATTAAGTTCGCCTAGCAAAAATGGCACAGCTCCCCAGCCCCGACAATATCGCACGCCAAGGCCTCCGCGCTGTTTCGGGGGTGTCCACCTACGACGGCGCCGTGGAAGGTAACGCTCTCGCGCAATTCGGCGCGGAGATGGCGCGTTTTGTGGAACAAGAATCCGCGCGGATCGACGATGCGAAGGTGGAAGTGGCAACGAACAAACTGGCGCAGCGCAGGGCGGAACTTGCTATGGCCGAAGGGGGTTACACGTCGGTCAAGGGCGATGGCGTAATCAACACCCCAAAGGGGGGTAAGCCCTTCCTGCAAGATTATCAAGAACGCTTCGACACTGCCGCGCAGGAGATTGAACAGGAGCTCACCTCCCCAAGGCAGCGCGCAGCGTTCAGCGTTGCACGGCAGCGCAATGCTACTGCATTTCAAGCGGACTTATTGACGCACGCGATGCGCGAGACGGAGGCTTTCAAGGCGTCCGCCCGAGAGGGCACCATCAACACACAAATGCAAAACGCGACAATATACGCTCTCGACGCGGGGCGTAGAGACGAAGCCCTCAAGGAGATGAACGCGGTGTTTGAGCGCATGCGCACAGTTGACGGAATTCCTGTGCAGCAGGTCACCTCGCTTCAGCGCGCAGCCACATCGAAGTTTCACACGAACGTGATAAACAAGATGCTTGCGGAAAAGGATACCGCCGCCGCGGCGGAGTATTACGCAAAGGTAAAGGGCACCCTTGTAGATGACCTTGACGTGAGCTCCCGTATTGAGAACGTTCGCAAGGACAATTTGTCGTTCACCGTGGGGCATGAGGTAGCGGACTCCTTTTTAGAGTCCCCGTCGAGCACAGGGGATGTAGAGGCCATGTCCAAAGCGCTGCGGGATGACCCGCGTTTGGCCGGTGACCCCGCTGCGATAAGGGCTGCCGAGGGGGTTGTGAAGACGCGCATCGCGGAACGCAGAGATAGCCTTGACCAAAAAGTCGGAGGGGTGTACGCAAAGATTTTGACAGGCAGGTCCTTCGCCGAGGTGGAGCGCACCCCTGAATTTCAAGCGCTGTCGCAGGATGCGCAGAATAAATTGCGCGAAGCGGAAGCAGACCCGAGGGGCTACACGCGCCTTGCAAAAACGGATGCGCTGTTGAGCAACCCCCGCGTGCTTGGCGGTATGTCCCCCGCAGCGGTGCTTGCGTATGCGCAGCAAAACGCAATCGGCACCCCGGCGGCACAGGCACTGCTCAAAGCCCGCGATGAATTGCAAAAACCTGCGAAGGTCATGGAAGCAACGGCAGACAACGCCGACTTGCAGGTGGCGTTCGACCTCTACACCGGCAGCATGCCAAAGACAACCGCCGAAGACTTCATCCGCGCGAAAGTTTATTTGCGTGAAAAGCTGACGGAGCAGCAAACCGCCAAGCAGGGGAAGCTGACCTCCGCAGAGCGCAAAGAAGTTTACCGCAAGGGGATGCGCGAGATCATCACGGACAAGGGCTTCCTTTGGGACACCAAGGTGCGGGCTTATAAGGCGAGTCCTGAAGACCGCGCGAGGGCGCTAGCAGCAGGGGGGCACACCCCCGAGGAGGTTGCAGAGGCTCGCGCGGATTTAGCGCGTGAACTCGGACGTGCACCTTCGGAAGACGAAGTTTTCAATTTCTTTGTGCGTTGAAATGCGGCGCGTTTCAGGGTACACTTGCGGCACTAATTTGAAGGAGCAGGGATGCCGTACACCAAAGAAGAGCTGCAAACTTACGCGAGCAGCATCAAGACACCCCGATTCTCCCCGGCGCTTATAGATGAAATCAGCACGCAGCAACCCGATGAGGTAGCGCGCAACCTGCAATTATCTGCAAAGACGGGCATCCCCGCTGCGTCGGTTTCCGAATACGCCGGGGACATTGCGCGCAGCGACATCCAAAAGGCATACGCTGCCTTCGCAACCGACGCGCCCAAAGGGCACGCTTGGGCCACCAAAAATCCAGACAACTATTCGCTGATTCAGGACGCGCTGCCCCAGTCTGCGCGCCTTGAAGCGCTCTTGCAAAAGCAGCTGAAGGGTAAGGGCATAGCGAGCAGCATTGGGGGGCAGGCGGTGTCCCAGCTTGCTGCGATCCCCCGCGCGGGGGGTATGATCCTGCGCTCACCCACCACGGCACTGCCGCTTCTTGCCGCTGGCGCCGCTGACACCGTGGCAGGGCTGCTTAAAGCAGTCCCGACGGGCAACCCTATCACGGACTTTATCAACAAGCCCCTGCACATAATTGGCGCGGCGGCGAGCCCCTATACCACCTCGGCGGTTGAGAGCCACGCACGCGACTATGCAGCGGCCACAGCGGCGCAGGATGTCTCGCAGCTCGGCATCGTAAAGGGCACGGGACTGGGGCTGGAAACCCTCGCGGCGGAAGCGGGCGCGTACTGGGACAAGTACACCAGCGATTACGTTCGGGGGCAGCAACAAAATATCGCAGCGGCGAGCGGCCTCGGCAAGCTGAACGCGATTGCTGAAAACCCGGCGGGCTTTGCTGTCAGCGCGCTGGCCTCCATCCCCGCGTCCCTCGCGTCTATGGGCGCGGGGTCTTCGCTCGCGCGGGTTGCCGTCAACAAAGCCGCAACCGCCAGAGAAGTTGGCGCGCGCGTTGCGGAAGAAACCCGGCAGAAAGCCTTCGCGCTGGCCGCTGAAGGCAAGACGGGCGCGGAAGCTGCCGCAGCAATCGCTGAAGCCGAAAAAATTGTGAAGGCCACTGGCACCGATAAAATAGCGGGAGC